ACATACTTACAAACTTCTGTATAGCGTTGGTCTCCCTCTCAAGGTCTTCGGGTTTCTCAAAAATCATCTTGATGTATTGATTTTAACATAAGTTTTAGCTCACTTATGATTTGTTTGATTTCTTTTTCTGATGTGCTGAACTCTCTATCGACTAAAGTTTCATAGACAACTGTTAACGCCTGATGGCAGGAGTTAATCCTGAAGGATATTCTATATGCTCTCCTGTCTTCTGAGTCGTTCAGCTCTTGGTTCATATACCGTTTAAGAATGATATTATTTTCTTCTCTAATACATCCTCCTTGCCGTAGGGAGTTCTGTCATTCATTATATCGAGGATGTGCTTAAAACGCTTGTACTTATTTTCTATGTTAGATATCCTATCCTTCTCAATGTATAGCTTATCCACCGGACGCTTTTGAAGAAATGCTTCACGGCATACGACATACTTTTTCTTTAGTGATTGCTCACTGAAGTAATTGTCAAAGTTTGCCATATAGTTCAGTATGCTTGAATGATTCTTACCCAAGTATTGTCCTATTGATACAACGGTTGCTCCTCTATCGTGGATTATCTTGGAGAATACCATTCGTGCATCTACATACTCTTTCTTACGAACTGTATTGGTGATATTCACATCGAAGATGGTATCAACAATATCTTTTAATTCGTTCATCTCAAGATATAAATTAATCTTGTCTAAATATTTCTGTTGTGATTCCGTGTTCATTTAATTCTTTGATTCTAAAGTCCTGTAATTTTGATGTTGTGTTTTTTCCTGCCTTGACCTCAATGAATAGCACGTCAGAGTTACGAGGAATAGCAATAAGGTCAGGGATTCCCGGTTTATTTGTTGTAATAAGTTTTATTACATAATATCCTTCTTTTTCAAGTTCTTTTATTTTTTTTCTTTGTATTTTAGATTCTAACATTAGTCCAAATTTTCTTGGTCTGTATCTGTTGCTCCGTCATCCTGAAGTATATCGTCTTTTTTTCTGAAGTAAAGATACGTCAGATATGTTAAAACGATTGTGTTCACTGCACAGATAATACCAATTACATTTATTATTATTTCTTTCATTTTAGTTTAGATATAACTCTTAGTAACGCTCTCTTATTGTAAGCCATATAATTGATATCGCACTTTTCGCATCGGAATAATTTAACCCACTTGCCTGACGGTGTTTCCTTGAAATACGTATCGGTTAGTGTGTCTATCTTATGGGAGAACCTACATATTAATCCTTTCATTTTTTTGTTGATTTTCCATTGTGACCATTACGAGCACGATTAGTTCTTGCTTTCTCTAATACTAATTTCCCACTCTTAGTATGGCTTACATCTTTACCATCGCCATTGCCGTATGTACCAAGCCTACGATTTTCTCTGTTAAGTTCTACACGACGATTTTTTCTTTCCTCTGTTGCAGAATACTCTTTATCGTAAGCCAACTTTTTCTTCTTGGTTTCTTCTGACCAATTACGTTTGTCGTAGGAGGGATGCTTCCCTGCTAAACTATTCCTTTTGCTTTTCATAAGTTTTTTTTAAAGTGATAAACCGTGTAATCTTTCTTCTTGATAACGGCTTTGTAAATATCGTATTCTATGCCTCCTTTTGCAAATATCCAATAGATATTATTTTTAAGTCGGTCCTTCGTTGTCATCCTATCCCTGCTCTGCCAATAGCTCGTAGCACTGAAGTCGATGTTGTAGTACACCAAACAATCAGCATCCTTGAGCGATATGCCCTCACGCCCCGATACAATCTGAAGTGCGATGTTCTTATCAGTATCTTCAAAGACACTAAGCTCGGTAGTCAAGTCATCACCAAATACTTTCTTGAGTGCCTCCAATTCCTCCTTGAACTTATAGAAGATACCAATCTTCTGTCCCTTAAAATGTTCCTTGATGAAGTCAGCCTTCGATGTATCAATGACCATCGAGTTGCCACTCTCGAACTTAATCGTTCCTGAGTACATCTGATGAACCTTGCTCATCAGCTTTACTGCTGTGTCTGCTAATACGGTCTCGACTGCTCCTTCCAATACCAAGTCTTTCTTTAGTCGGTCAATCATATTATAGGTGCTTACACTCATATCCACCTCAAGGATGTGCTCGGTTGTTTCTACTACGAACCCTGCGTCCTTCTGCGAGTAGTTGATGGTGTATGGTTTCATCGCAGTGATGATGTCCTCGCTTCCATTTGAGTAATCACGTATTATCAATCCATTGATACGTTTCTCCATAATCTTAACGTACTTATCGCAGAAGCGATAGAACGATGCGAACTCCTTGAACGGATTGTTTGGTATGCCATACACCTGATGGTACATCTGAGAGTATGACTCAGGCGTTGGCGTTCCCGACAAGAGAATAACGTATGGGTTTGATTTTTTAATCAAGGCTTTGATGTCTTTAGCACGATTGCTTGGCTTGGGAAATGCTCCACAATTATGAACTAAGATATTTTCGGCTAAATAATTATGATTATCTTCTATTTCTATATCATAGACATAACCATCAGGACACAGTTCTTTAATTCTTTTTGTATCTGCAAGTTTGATAATCTTAATACTTTCCACCCTTGAGAAATTAATAGGTTTGTTTTCTTCTTGTCGCATTCTTTTATTTTTAAACTATTATGACTTGCTCCATCAATTTCTATAGCTAACATTGATTCTTCCAAAGCTAAATCTATTTTATAATGACTTGGGTATATTCTTTCTTTATTTAAACCTTTTGTTTTAAATATGTACTCACAAACAAATTCATTGTTGATTTTTATTAATTCATCATATAGTAGTTTTTGTTCTACTGTGTTACCTCTTCCATTTCCTCCTTGATAAATCGGTTTATGACCAATTTTTTTCAATGTATCAGAAACTTTTTCTCTTACTTCTTTATTTAGCATTGGATTTTTTTCTGTCATTCTTTTAGAAGATAACACTCCTGCACATTTTACGTTACAAGTTTTTTGATTTTTAACCACTGAATCAAATTCTTTTTCGCAAACTATACATCTTAACCTAAATAAAATTCTATTATTAAAATAGTTTGGCAATTCAGATATTGATTTATAATTAAAGGAAAGACTTGCACATTTTCTTGAACAATAACCTTTTGATTTTCCTCTTATAAATTCATATACCTGAGAGTTTGTTAAATTTTTATTGCAAAATTTGCAGTTCATCAGTGGATAGCAGTTCTCCTGCTTTAATCCATCCTCTTTTTGTAAATATTTCGTGGTTTTTGGTGCATACAATTTCTTTTCCATTACATCTTATTTTTATTAAGTCTTCGTTTAAACGATTTTTGTAAATATTTATAACCTTCTTTTTTTCATAAATATTATTTGCAAAATTAAAACTATTTAGGTAATCCCCCAATTTTATGTCTTTTATTTTTTTGCCATCGACTAAAGTATTCCCTAAAAAACAAGAGTGAGCTTCATCGCAAATAATTAAATCAAAATTATCATCAACGTGGTGAAGGCTTTCATAGTTGATGATAGTAACCTGATAAGAAGGATTGAGTTTATCGAAGTCTGCTTGGATAGAGCTGATAGCTTTCTTCTTGGTAACGAACAATACGTTCGATGCACCCATCTTATCTGCTAATGAAAGACTTGTCAAGGTCTTCCCCGTACGCACCTCCATTGCAAGATAGAGGAATCGGTACTTGTTTAGAATACCGAACCCCCTCTCTACTATCTCTTGTTGATATGGTCTTAACTGAATAGAATCCTTTAGGTTATTGTAGTACTCACAGCTCTGCATTATCTCCGTTAATTTTTCTTTAGCGTCCTTGTACTTTGGTATAGTAATTTCCTTCTTATTTTTTCCACTGCCAACAGTCTTCTTCTCCGTTTGATTAAGCACGTTGAGAAGTGATTGGCAATGTTGGACCATCATCTGATTATTGTATCCCGGTCTTCTTTCAATCATACTATTTTTATTTTGCAATTTTCACATTCGATAGTATCATCATCGAATAAATGATAATTAGGAACATTGCACTCGCATAAAATCTTAGGCATCTTCTCGTGGAATAATAATTCATATTCTTTACTCAACTCCTCACACTTCTCATACTCCTCCGTCATTATGAAGTATATTATCATTACTTTGATTGACGCCTTGTCAATATCTGTATCGGGATAGTGAACGAAGATGGGCATACCCTCCTCCTCAATATCTTCGACAGTACACTTGTGCGTTATGACATTGTACGAGTTATACATCGCATAGTCTAATAGTTCTCTCTCATCCATTTTCGTCAGTGTTTTTATTTTTGATAACAATCCAACGCCCCTGTTGGTCTCTTCCCTCTTCGGGCATAACACCACCACGATAAATACCATAAGCGATTAACCACTTGTAGAACCTTGTACGGCTGATGGTCAGCTTCGCCTTCGGTCCATAGTCAGGATACTCGCTCACAAACTCATTATATAATTCATTCTTGTAGTATCTCACGTTGGTATGTATGTTATAATGACCTTCTTGATTCTCTATTAGACCTACCCACTCAATGAAGTCGTGGCACGTCTCAGCAGACAGTTGGCGTATCTGTAAATTTACAAATTTTGATTTAACTAATCCGTTCATCAAAAAAAATTGCAGACACCCAATCATATAGTTGTCAAACTCGCACCAATCGTCATCATTCCAATCCCCGAACATCATACGCCCGAACTCATCGTATGGCGTGTGGCTCTTGTTGTAGTGCTGATGAAGCTCCAATTCCCACTTACGACGAGCGAACGAGTTCCCTGCTCCCTTGATGGCGTAGTTGGTGGTGATGGCAATCTTCGGTGATTTGCTGAATGGTATCTTGATAGCGTCCTTGTTCTTCTTCTCCAACGTAAGTCCCTCAGTAACAACGGAGAACAATCGCTCGAACTCGAAGTACTTCTTCACGTCATCGAAGCATAGTATCTGCGTATCTGCTGACACCAACTGATAGGCGAAGCTACGCTCGAATGTAAACGCCTTACCATCAATCACGACTAACTTCTTCATCTTGGATAGTGCGTTCATAATCAATCCCTTTCCCGTTCCACCTTCGGGATTGTCGCTGATGACCTCATCATTGAAGATGACGGCAGGGCAGTAGGACTGATTCTTATGTGCGTGGAGGAGAAACCCGATGGTGCTCTCCATTGACATCATACGCTCCTCATCCTTGAAGCAGATGTTGGAGATGAATTGACGGAAGTCACACCTGTTAGTCACGCTACAGATATTGAAATTTCGATCAATGACGTGGTCTTTCCACACGTATCCACCCAAGTCCAAGTAGTCGATTGGTATAACCTCGTTCTTTGTAACCTTTACGGCACAATTACGGAAGTATAGGTACGCTGCATCTTTGGTATCCTCGATGAAGTAGATGTCGATGGTTGATAGCAACGACAAGAACTCCTCCTTAAAGAACCTCGTTTGGTCAGCGAAGTAATTATAAACGGTGATGTCATCCAACTCAAGCAGGTGGTTCAGGACGTAGTCCTTAATCTCTTTCTCTGAGGTATGGTCGATTAGGTTATTAGTAACCTTCACGAACACGTAGTTCTTACTACCTTCGGGGCAGTACTTGTAGAACCCTGAGTCCTCAAGGAAGTGCTTGAAGAGGATGTGAATTATTTTAACGACTCCTTTATCGTTCTTAATCCAAAATATCTGCATCTCGTTCTCCTCTTCTACTTTGCTAAGAACCGATTCAATTATCTCGCTATCCAAGTTGGAGTCCTGTAGTTGGATGCGAACCTCCTTTTTTGGCACACCACGTCTTAGCTTTGCACGTATCTGATTGACACGCTCTTCGTCCTCATAGTATTTGGTGTTAAAGTTCTGCGTATTGCGATAGGCAGAGTCAATAGTAGTCTGAATCTCGCTTGTGGGGAACGTATCTGAGGCGTACTGCGATAAAATGTATAAGGCGAGGGCTTTGTTCACCCCGAAGTCGTTAAACGCCATAGCGAGGATATATGCGTTTTGGTTACGCCCCCCTTCATTCATTGGGTACTTCTTCAGCCACCACTTGGTTAGTATTTCCACGATTTTGTTCTCGTCCGTGATTGGTATGGTAGGCTTATCTCTAAATTTAGAAACCTCTACGTACTCCGTCTCCTCAATCTTATCCCATATCGAAGAGTGCTCGTTGATGTGTAGTAGTGGGTCGTAGGACTCGTAGCATACACGGCTCAGATTCTTGCAGGTCTTGTCGAAGCGTTCTGAGTTGAAGTATTTCTCTAACGAGTTAAAGTAGTTGACGTGGTTCTCGGCATCGGCAGGTATCTTAACTAATACTTTTAAGCCATCTCCGGATGGAGATATGAATACGGAGAACACGTACTTGTTCTTGGATAGGTTCTCCTTGTCTTGTAGGAGTTCCTTTGTTTTGGTGTAGCCATCGAAGTCGAGGCATATTAAACCACTATGCTCGATAAGGGAGGTATCGTTCCGTTTGTTGAACTTACCTGAGAAACAGATGGCAGGTAGATTCTTCTTGAGTTCGTTACGCTCTGTCTTGCCTGATGTGGTTCTGATTTCTTTTACCAATTCCTTAGAGCTACCATTCTTGATACGCTCAAGGATTGCTGTTACATCCCGAAAGAACGGAGTAGCCGTTTCCTTGATGTTTTGAAAGATTGTGACCGTGTATGTCGTCATAATGTCGATTTGTGTACGATTATTTTTTTGTAACTGATTGATTAGTAATATTAATGTCAATTATTCCAATTTTAAAAATGAAATGAAATAATAATAATAATAATAATAATAAGAATAAATAGAGAGAGAGTAGGGAAAACCCAAAATTGACATTGATTTGGGCTTAAAAAGGGGGCTGTTACACCCCCAATTAAACAACGAACAAAGAAACACTATCTTAGAATGGAATACTATCGTCGTCCTTCGCTTTTGTAGTTGGCTTACTTGTCGAACCACCCTTCGGTTCGTAGGTGTCCAACTCTACGTAATGGTTTCCACTACGTGCAGTCTTGATGTTTACATTGACCCAACCTGCCTTAGCGTGTTGTTTCATAAATGCGATTGCATCTTCTACTTTCATTGAAAGTCTTCCGACAACGAAGTCGGGTGCGTTCTCTTGTCTTTTGAAAGAGAATCCGTCAGCAAAGATTTTGTCTTCTGCCATAATAATTTGGTTTTTTTTAGTTTTGGTATGGTCTATTAGAACCACTTGCTCCATCCCCATACCTGAACAGAACAGATGGTATTTTTTTTAAGGCTTTCCGTACTTCCAATCTAAGTGAACGGCAGTTCCAACTAATGGAGGAAGAACAAAGGCAACGATTCGCCAAAACTTCTTCTGATTGGTTTGCTTCTTTACATTCTTCTTCAATCCCATTATATCAATCTCGTAGCTCTGATTAAGCTCCTGACAAGAATTATTTAGCTTGATGTAAGAACTTACCTTCTCCCTATACATATCAACGATGGTGTCCTGCTTACGGATAACCTTCTCCTTGTAGTCCAATGATTCTGTAAGTAGGATAATCTCCTCCTCATACGAACGTGCCTTCGCTACATCCTGAGCCATCCATATCAGGATTGTCTTAGGTACAGCCACCAAGCTGTCTTTCATTAGTTGCTCCTTCGTTACTCCACGATAGGTAGTCAGATTACTTGACTGAGTCCTTGTAGAAGTCTGAGAGAAACTTTGAAAGGTCAAGAGTGCTAAACTTACTGATATTATTATTTTTTTCATTTCTTTTAGTTTTTAATGTTTTAAGAATATTGTTTTGTGCAATAACCATTTCGTTCAATACAGTGATTGAGTCTGTTAGTGCGTTGATGGTTGAGTCCTTCTCAGCCTGAATCTTTTGATTCTGTTCGACAGCGTTCTTGTAATCTACCTGCTGAACGGTGTTGTCATTGTAAATGATAGATGGAGTCTTCATTTTATAATAGACCCAACCGATGATTGATATGGAGATAACTAAAGCTCCAATAATTAATAATTGTTTTTTCATTTTTTTTAAATTTAGTATAAGTCAAATCCGTTTGTGATGCGGTGCGTTTCACCGTGAGTAGTCTTACGCTCCTCCATCTTCTTTATTTTTTGGTTTAGATACCATTGTGCTTTCTTCAAGTCCTCCAACTGACCGGTCTTCTTACCTGCCCGACAGATGTACTTGAGTACGTTTCCTAAGTAGAAGTCAACCTCCCACGCATCAATAACCTTGATGGCTTCGTAGATGTTGTCAACTCCTCCGTAGTGCTTAGGGTTTTCGATACTTTCCATTCTGCTTGATTGTTTTTCTGATTGATTTAATTGCGTCCCACAACATATACAGGTTGAATAGGATGGCTAAGGTAATAAAGAATCTCATTTGATAGCCTCCCTCTTTCTACTTTTTTCCTTCTTGATTGTCAATCGTTCCAATACAATATCTATGGCTATTCCGAACTCTTGTGGGGATGGAGAGTCAACGGGCTGTCCCTTCCTCCATCTGCTGTACTTACTCAGTAAATCGATAGCGTTGTTTAGTGTCATCGTTTTTTTAATTTAGATAGTAATCTTTTAATCCAACTTTTTTTCTTATCGGGGACTACGATAGCGTATACCTTCTTGGTATAGCAGTCGCAGTGTTCGGGGTAGTGTATATCACATTCCATAGCCTGAATAAACTTGACCTGCTGTCCCGTAACAAACCCGTTGTAGTATCGGTACTGAGGATGTAAACTATAATCCTCGTACTTGTATTTGCCGTTCTCTATGTATTCATATGATACCACAAAATTATTCTTGTTGTCCTTCTCAATCGTTCCTTTGTTCATCAGTCGAGCGTTTCATCTATGTAGTGGTTTGTAATATCATCGGTACTATCCTCAGAGAAAAACTTACGATACACCTCAATCGCCTTCTCTACCTTTGACTCCCCACCACGAATAAAATTCTCTGTGGGTCTGAACACACCAAGTTGTCCTGTTATTTTATCAATCACGTAGAACACCAATGGCTTCCCGAACAACTGCTGATAGATGTAGCACTGAGAGTCGTAGTTGTACGACTTAGCACTGTACTTGAACTTATTGATGTCGCTCGTGGTCTTGAGGTCGATAATCATCGTTGGTGTAACGATGTCTGCTTTGCCCTTCCACATCATCCCCTTGATTTCCTTAACCATCGGCTCTTCGTAGATGTTGCCCTCGCTATAGATGTCCATATAGAAGTTCATATTACCCTTCATAATACCAACCAAGTCAACAATCTCGTCTATCTCCTTCTTGAGCATCACGAAGTCGATGTTCTTCTCCTCGCAGAAGTTCTTGTACTCCTTAGTGTTGCGTGTTGATACATCCACGAATGGAACATCCTTCGCCTTCTCAGGCTCTAATAATAGCTGATGAAATAATCTGCCACCTGCAAATGCTTTGTTGTCTTCACGTGTCTTCCTAAAATCCTTCGGGTTCGTGAGCAGGACTCCTATGTCGGAGTTGGACAAGTAAGACTTGCCCAATCCTCCATAGTAATTCGAGTCAATACGTAGTTCGTCTATGATGTTACTCATTTTGCCTTGTGAATTTTTTCTAATTCCTTCTGAACATTTGCCTTGATAACAAACTTACGACTAATTTGCTCAACTAAGTCAGCGAACTTCTTGTCTTTGTTGGCTGATACATAATCTGATACTCTGTTCCAATCTTCAGAGTCCTTCACTAATTCTTTTAATTCTGTTGTCTTGGCTTCAGGAGTACTTGTTGTTGCTTCAGGGATGTCTTCACCGGTCCACAATGATAAGCCAAGTCCGTGCATCGCAATAGCCTTAGCCGTTGAACGCTGAATAGCCTTGTTCACATCCATACTCGTAATCTTAGCGATTGGTATAGCGTTGTTACGAAAGTCCATAATAGGTAGGTAGTCGATGTGCTCCCATCCATTAACAAGTACACCAACCTTTACATAGGCAGTCGTGCCATCGGTAAAGTAATTAAGTCCCGTGAACGGTGATTCATACACCACACGTTGAGTGTCGGGATAGTTAGCCTTTAGCAATGCCCAAGCGTTAGCCCACGATAGGTAATCTAAGTTACCTTTTCTTTCGATTTTGTCTTTCACGCTGATGCTCGATAGCGTAGCGAATACTGATTGTTTTTCCATAATGATTATTGATTTGTGTTTATTGATGATATTATTTTTGAATAGTCTGCGTCTTCAAGGATTCGTTTCTCCATTGCCTTGATACCTTTTGATATGGTAGGTATGGTCATTGTGAATCCATCTGCCTTTAATAGTATCTGCAATCGTGATATTGATATGCCTTTCATTACACATACATAGAATAGTAAGTATCGTGCGTTCACAATGTCCGGCAGTTTAGTTTGCTCGTACATCTCTTCTTTTGATATCCCGTACTTCTTTAGTATCTGAGATAAGATTGATTGGAATAATTCCTTTTTCATATTTTATTTGATTTGTGTTGCAAATATAGTTATAATTATATTCAATTCCAAATGTTATCCAAATACAATTTCATTCATTACTAAATATTGAAAGATAATGTCGCTTGTCTCGGCATCGCCCTCCTCACGTATCTCGCTGAAGATAGCATCACCGTGCCCGTCCTCAATCATCTTGTTTATTCGTAGTGGCATCTCTGACTTTCGTAGCACTCCAAGTTCTTCTGATGGATTCTCGATGTCGTTGATAGGTACTTCTACATCGTGGTCATAAACGGCTCTGAAGATGGCTACACTGAGGCACTCCTCTTCTGATTTTGGTACGGCACTGCGTACTCTTGTTACGGCTTCCTTTGAAAGGTAATACCAATAGTTACAGCCTCCTTCGAGTGCTGTTACGAAGATGTTCTCCATTGTTTGACGAGATACACCTAACTTAATCGTTGTTAAATTTGTTGTCATAGTAGTCTGTTGATGTTTGTTTTGATAAGTTAAAGAAGAATACTTTTCCGGAGGCACGAACCATATCGTTGATGGATGCTCGCTCTCCCTCATAGTATGCGTTAGTAATTGCTGTTCGTTCTTTCTCAAGGAACTGCTTGAAGTCGATTCGCTTCTTGGTGTTGTAGAGTGTGTCGGGATACAAGTCCTCTAAGTACTTGATGAACTCTTGCATAGGTGTCTTCATAGCTGTTCTATTTTTTTTAATGCCCATTGTTTATCGTCATCGTCTATGTAAACGACTTCGTTAATTTGCTTAGTGATTGTCTGATAGTCCCTGCTTTTCAGGAACGCCTTGTTGGTT